CCCAGCTCATCAAGGCAGGAGAGAAACCGGCATCTGCCCTGTATGAGCAGTATGGATCATGGAAAGCCCATGCCGCTAAAGGCAACTCGCAGCAGCTGCTGCAGCGCATGGATCAATACGTTAAAACTCTGCTGGAGGGGATAACTACATGAAAATTGTTCACAACACTGGCGACATCAAGACCGCCGCCGAAAACGAAAACCGGGACGCGGATTTGGCACAGATCGCGTCTATGGTGGACTTCCTGTGCATTCTGGCCGATGTGCCCATTGAGGACGAGGCTGCAGACAAGGAGGGCATGAGCCATGAGTGATAAGCGCAGCGCGATCTTTAGCAAAGCAAAAGACGAGTATGAGGCAGGCCTCTGGTCTAAGGCCATGCTGCGCATTCTTGTGCAGCGCAAGCCCCAGCGCCTGACCGCAGAAGAGTACGAGGAAATCACCGGCGAAAAGTATTAAGGAGCAGAGTATGAGACCTATCATGGACGTTTCCCGCTGGCAGGGCAGCATCGACTGGGACAAGGTAAAGGCAAGCGGCCTTGTCTCCGGTGTGATGCTGCGGGCACTGGGCAACAGCGCGAAAGACGCGCCCAGCAAGCCGTACATTGACCCCACCTTTGAGCGCAACTACCGCGAGTGCAAGCGGCTTTGCATCCCCTGCGGCGTGTACTACTACTGCAAGGCGGTCAACACGGCAGAAGCTGACGCCGAACTTGCCATGCTGCGCAAGGTGCTGACCGGCAAGACGGTGCAGCTGCCCGTTGCGGTTGACATTGAGGATGCCTATGTGCAAGCACCGCTTGACAAGCGGACCCTGACGGACATTGCCGCTCATGCGCTGGGCACGGTGGAGCGCTGGGGCTTTTACGCCATGCTGTACACCGGGCTATATTTTGGCGAAACCAACCTGTACATGACCGGTGCGGCGATCAAGCCTTATGACGTGTGGCTGGCAGCCTACCGCAGCAAAAAGCCTGAACCGGGCTGGCCGTTCGGCTTGTGGCAGTACACCAGCAAGGGCAAGATTCCCGGCGTTGTGGACGCAATACCGGGCAAGATTTCCGGCGTGGACTTGTCTGTGCCCTACAAGGACTACGCTAAAATCATTGCTAAGAAGGGTCTGACCCGTCTTCGGGAGAGCACATGAGCGAAGCAATCATCGTGGCAATCATCACCGGCGGTCTGAGCCTGATCGGCGTGATCGTCTCCAACAACCGCACCGCTCAGAGCATGGACAAGAGCATGGACGCCAAGTTGGACAAGCAGCAGGCCGTCACCGAAACCAAGCTGGAAGAGCTGACCCGCGAAGTCCGGGCGCACAACAACTTTGCCCAGCGCATCCCGGTGCTGGAAGAACAGATCAAGGTGGCAAACCACCGCATCGAAGACCTCGAAAAAGAGAGAGGAGAGTAACACATGGAAACCATTCTTAACACCATTCTCACCCCGTTGCCCGCGTGGCTGGCGCTGGTGCTCATTGTTGTGGGTACTGTATCGCTTGTGCTGGGGCTTATCCGTCTGGGCTACGGCGCAGCGGTCAGGACGCTGGTGCTTGACCTCATCGACCAAGCAGAGCGTGAGATTCAGGGCACCAAGCGCGGCGCAGAGCGCAAGGCATGGTGCGTAAAGATGATGCGTACCTATTTGGGCAACAGCAAGTGGGGCAAGCTGGTCAGCTGGGCTATCACCGAAGAGACCATGAGCAAGGCCGTTCAGTTTTTCTTTGACCGGGCAAGAGCAGCCCTGCAAAAGCAGTAAGGAGGATATCATGGCAAGCACTACATACGAGCATTTTGTTGACGCCAACAAAATGTACGCCGCACAAGAGCAATTTCGTGACATCACGAAAATGGTGACAAAACGTCACCATTTCTCCGTGCTTGGCACTATGGTGCGCAACGCGGGACAGCTGCCGCAGCCTTTCTGGCTCGGTGCTGCTTGTGGCGGCGGCTCGCGTAGTGCTGCCCGCTGCGCTGCAAGGCCTTGACCGACAGCAGATGACCGCAGCCATCAAAAGCGCACCGCTTGGGAGGGTAGACCGTAAGATAGCCTTACTGCGGTACGTTGAGCGGCTCCCGCTGCCGGACATTGCAGCACAGACGCATTACAGCCGGACGGCAATCAGCTACCGGCTGAAAGGCATTGAAAAAATTTTCGAGTAAAAATCCCCTGCTTTGCCGAAGCCCTGCGTTCCACGCGGGGTACGTTGTAGGCAAAGTGGGGGATTTTGTCTTATTCGCACTAGTTTTGTCGAAATACTTGCCTTGCAAGCAAAAACGTGATATTTTAGTATTGCACTTCAAAGTGTGCACCTTTAATAGTTAAGCGCTTATGCGGAATTTTCCGTGTGGGCGCTTTTCTTTTTTGTCCTTTGTTTGACGCTCGTTGTCCTTCGCTTTTTTCTGATGCGGTACACTGGATGCACAAGGAGGGATGTATTATGAGCTATTACCAGATATCCGGAACGCCCTACGTTCCGCAGCAGCCTGTCAATCCTTACGGCGGCATGGGCACGGTAGGGCTTGCCACTTCTTTGCCGAACACGCAGATGCAACAGGCACAACCGCAGCGTCCGCAGCCGATGAATGGGCAGCAGCCTGTTCAGCAGTCGGCACAGGACGGCGGTTGGCTGCTTGGCAGACCTGTTTCCAGCAGGGAAGAGTTTTTGGCGATACCGTCCGACCTATACGGCAGACCAACCTATTGCCCAGACTTGCGCAGCGGCGTAATCTACTGCAAGCGGCTTAACCCGGATACCTGCGAATCCTATGTGCAGGAGTTTTACAGCCCGGAAGCATGGCGGCAGATGCAAGCACAACAGGCACAGCAGACCGCTGCACCGACACAGCAATATGTGCCTATTGAGCAGTACAACGCCCTCGTGCACCGACTGGATGAACTGGAAAAGTGGCAGAAGAGCTTTTCTAAGCCCGCTGCCACCACAAAGAAAGGAGAATAAGCGATGCCCTCTCCGTTTGATATGATTACTCACAGCCCTATCATGCAGCTTGCGAATCTGGCTCGTGCCGGGCAAAACCCGATGGGGCTTATCCAGCAGTTAAGCGGGCAGAATGCTCCTATCATGCAGGGCTTGAACCTGATTCAGGGCAAGAACGAAGCACAGCTCCGAACGATGGCGCAGAACCTCGCCAAAGAGCGTGGCATCGACCTGAACCAGCTGGCAAGCGTCCTGAACCTGACGCTGCCCCGATAACGCATCCCTCTAAGCGAAACGCTTCTCAGTTTTGCGGACTTGACAAAAACCGCTTTTGTTTGGCTTCGCCCATCGCATACGGCGGTGGGATGGCATAACGCAAAACTGAAAGGAGTTTTGTTATGGACGATTTTGCAACTGGCTATCTGGCTGGGCAGGACGGCGGCAATAACAACGGCGGATTCTTCGGCAATGAGGGTCTGTGGGCTGTTATTATCCTTGCCATCATCTTCGGCTGGGGCACAAACGGCTATGGCCGGAACGGCGGAGACAACGGCATGAACAGCTACATCCCCTATCTAGTCGGCACTGGCGCAACCGGGCAGGGCGGTGCAGACACCCGCGCAGCTCTGTCTGAGGGCTTCTACCAGCAGGATACCTCCCGTTCTCTGGCGGGCATCCAGAGCGGTATCTGCTCTCTGGGCTATGACCAGCTGGCACAGATGAACGGCGTCAACACCAACATTGCGAACGGCTTTGCTGGCGTGAACAGCGCCATCTGTCAGCTTGGCTACCAGAACGCACAGCTCGTGAACGGTCTGGAACGCAGCGTGTCCAACGGCGACAACGCCATCAACCTTGCCATCATGCAGGAGGGCAACGCACGGCAGGCTGGTCAGACCGCACTTGCCACGCAGCTGGCATCTTGCTGCTGCGAGAACAAGCAGCTGATCGGCGACCTGAAGTATACCATCGCAACGGAAGACTGCGCTACCCGTCAGGCTATCGCAGACAACGCCCGCGCCATCGTGGACAACTGCAACGCCAACTTCCGCAGCATGATGGACTACTTCACGCAGGATAAGATTGCCACTCTGACCGCTGAGAACCAGAGCCTGAAGTTCGCGGCTTCTCAGGATCGGCAGAATGCGCTTCTGACCACCGTGATGTCTCAGCAGACTGATACCATCCTGAACCGGGTCAATCCTCGTCCGATTCCCGCTTATCAGGTGGCGAACCCCAACATGGGCGTGAACTGCTGCGGCTGCTGCTAACCAACACACTCCCCGATAACACCGGGTGAACCATCGGGGCAGGGGTAAGACACCTCTGCCCCTGATTTTTTAGGAGGAAAACATTATGGCTTGCAAAACAAGCTGCAAACTCTGCCCGCATCTGGTGCTGAGTCAGTCCGTTACGTTTGCCAACGATACGTTGACCATCAATATCCCTGCTGGCTCTTACGCAGCAGGAGAAAAATATTGTCTGGTCATTGCTCAGGCTTTGCCGGACACGACCACCATAAACGCCCCTGTGGTCATCACCATCGGTGCAGGAACTACCGCATACCCTCTGACCGACTGCAACTGCGCTCAGGCAACCGCTGAGAGCATCCACACTCGCACTCGCTATGCTACCCGCGTTGCAACGTCTGCGACCGGCACCGGAACATTCAAATATCTTGGCTGCTTCTGCCGCTCCCACGCTGGTGCGCCCGCGTCCATTTCTTGAGGAGGTATAGATTATGGGCAAGAACAATTTTCGCCGCATGATGATGCTCCGTGAACACGACAAAGACCGTGAGCCGGAACGCGACCGCCTTGAGGAAGAGCGTGACCGCAGGGAGCGTGAGATGGAACGCCGTCTGCGTAAGCTGGAAGGTGGCAGCGACCGCTATCCCTACTATCCGCAGGAGGAGAACCGTTACATTGACCCATACCCCATCCCCCGCTACCCTGACGTAGAGTATGGACGCAAGATGCCGCAAATCGGCTTCTCGCAGAACGGCGACTGGGATAAACGGTCTGGGCAGTATGAACGTGGCGGTGCAGATAGCCGCTCCATCAAGATGCCACGCCAGCACCTCACCCACGATGAAGCTGAGGAATGGTGCGACAACATGGTGAACGCTGATGGCACGAAAGGCTGTCACTGGACGTTGGAGCAGACGCAGGACGTTGCCAAACAGCGCGGCATAACCTGCGATAAAAACGACTTTTGGACTACGATGAACATGATGTACAGCGACTACGGCAAAGTCGCAAAAATGTACAGCGTGGACAACACCAACTTCTACGCAGATATGGCTGCGGCGTTCCTGCAGGACAAAGACGCTGTGGATGGTAAACTGGTCGAGTACTGGGAGCGCATTGTAGAGCGCGGATAAGGTCTGCAGACTTTTTGCAGACTTTCGGATAGCAATTAAGTGCAAATATCGGTTAGTATTCGATAGTATCCGAACTACTGCAAATACAAAAAATCCGCATGAGCACTGGATTTTCCAGCATTCATGCGGATTTTCATTTGGTGCGAGGGAGGGGACTCGAACCCCCTTTATATCGCGTCAAGTCGTGTTTTTTCTTAGCTTTGCAGACTTTTTGCAGACCTATCTCTTACTTTGGACATACGCATCCAGCTTTGCGATGTACTGCTTATCCTCTTCATCGCGCAACTGCTGATATATCTTTCGGGTCGTCGAGATGTCTGCGTGACCCATAAGCTTCTGGGCCACCATGTCCGGGATACCGGCGTAAAAAAGGTTTGTCGCGTAAAAATGCCGGAACTGGTGCGCCGTTACAAGCGCTTTCCACTTGTAGTACACCCTGTACTCGCCCGGCTTATCCTTTATCCTGGCGCGCTTCTCCTGCTTCTCACTCAGGCCGAGATCCCGACAGTAGATTGCCCAGCGCCACTCATACTGCGACTGAGACAGCGGCTTCGCTTCGCCGGACATTACATAGTCCGTGTCTGCGTGACCGGCTTTCTGTTCCAGCAGCATCGGGCGAAAGGTAGTCAGGATGGGCACATCTCTGTATCCCTTCTCTGACTTTGGCGTTTCCTCGTAGGCTTGGTTACGGTCCCAAGGCATTGCAGAACGCACATGGATCACATTCTGCTCAAAATCTACGTCTTTCCACTGCAGAGCGTTCGCCTCGCCGAGACGAATCCCGGTGTACTCGAATAGCTGCGCCCAGAAACCGCACCCCTCTGGATGCGCGTCAATGATATCCCGCTGCGCTTTTGTCGGCTCGAGACGCTTGCCCTTTTTCATCCCGGCGGGGGGCTTTGCCAGAAGAACCGGATTGCTTGTCCCGTGATAATTTGCGCACCAGAATGTGAAGATACAGGACAGCACGCTTTTTGCATTGGTGATAGTATGCAGCGCCTTGCCGTCCATCTTCATGCGCTCCATATATCCGCAGACTGCCTGCGTATCAATTTCAGCCATCGGCGTGTCGCCAAAGCATTCCAGAAGCGGAGGGATATTCTTGACGTAGGCGTTTATTGTACCACGTTTTACCGGCTTTGTCGAGCCTGTAATATAATCTTTGTACGCTATTGCCATTTCTCGGAAGGTGGCGCCGCCGTTATTTTTGCTTTCTTCCAGCGTTGCTTGCCGGTAGGCTTCTTCATACTTTGCAGTTGCTTCGGCAACCGTGGCGCCCAAGAAGTGCTTATATTTTCCGTCCGGCATTTTGCGCTTGATCTCATACCGGCCGTCAGCGCGTTTCGTCTTTTTTCTTGGCATTCTCTATCGCCTCCTTGTTTATGGAGTAGACATCTTCCATGTCTTTTGCTGCTGCCATCCCGCAATCGCGCGCCTGACACAGCATTTCAATATTCGGTTGCAGCCCTTCGGGATCCACATCCGTTTTTGTCGCCATGGCGATCTCGTAGTGGCTCAGGATCGTATTGACCACGGCCACCCTATCCCGCAGCGGCGTGTGCAGGTTGGCCACCATTTCGGTAAGCACGCTCAGATGGTCCGACCCGTGCGCGCCGTAGCGGATGTACAAGAGCGTGTCCACCTCGTATGCGCTGCATTCTTCGATGGCCTCGTGCAGCATTCGACGTTTTTCTTTGTCGGTGGGGTTATCTTCCAGCCGTTCCAGCAGCCCCGGGTGGATACAGGAATCCAGATACCGTTCCAGGGAAACCCCACAGCCCACAAACCACTTCAGCATCATGGGAAATGATATTGCATTGATTCCGCGCTCCCACTTGATTATGCTTTGTCGGCTTACCTCCATGCGCTGCGCAAGCGTAGCCTGACTGACCCCTGCTTCTTCCCGTGCTTTTACCAGTGTTTCCGCCACGCGTGAAACCCAATCATCCATTTCCAAAACATCCCCCTTTATTCGACACAATTCAAAAATTCGATGGTTTATCCGTATTTTTTGATTTACCATAAACTTCCAAATTTTGTTGTCGATTTTGTACCAATCGCTGTGTTATAATGCAATTGTCAAAAAAAACCAGAAGGAGTGCGAAAATAATGGATAACATCAAGGTTCTGAACGAAATCCCGGAAGATATGGTAATCATTGACGGCATGCCGGCATCCAAACCGCAGAACGCTGATGGAAGCCGCAAACCGTGGGAGGGTTAAGCTATGACCAACACAAAAACCAAGGAAGCTATGCTCTACGCCTACGCACAGAACGACGTGCGCAAGCTTGTCTATCATCTCTCGCAGGCCGGGTCTGATGGGTCTGCCTATAATGCAGCCTTCCAGATCCTGAAAACTGCCGTTAAGGATCACGACGCCGGCCACGACCCCGGTGCACGGTATCGCAATATCAATGGGCGCATCGTTGCAGTGCCGGCAGCGTCCCCCTGCCCGTGTGATCAGGAACGTTAACCTCAAAGTTAATTTTGTCGGGCGTTCAAGGTGTCCACAGTGGACACCTTGTTTATTTTACAGCATCGTATACAGCCAAGATGTCTTTGATTCCCTGCTTATCCTTGGCGGAAACTTCGAAGTCTTTTTGATACGTTCCTTTAAAACGGATTGTGGTTTTTTCAGAATTTGCTATTTTGCGGAGTGTTTCAATCTGACTGTCAGTTGGCGAAATGTCGGCAACCTCAGACAGTTTTGCTCCCAGCCATGTATCCCGCTGAACGTCCATATAGCCGAAGTCAACAGTATCCACAATAGACCCATCAACGTTTATAATTGCCTGATCCATAAAGATCCAGTCATTCCCAGCATAATCAAAGATGAGACGCATCCAGTAGTGCCCATTTTGTTCGCCGAGATACGGCAAAACATTATTGCGTGTATTGATATACGTCGGAAAACACGACGGATAATACCACGTTATGTTCTCTACACTGTCTACTTTTTTTGTCAGACGAGACATTGCCTGTTGCAAAGCCTGTTCTTTGGCCTGCCTCTCCAGATCAGAATACGCCGAGCGCGCATCCAGAAGCGTATTGTAATTCGTCACGTCTGACCGTCTGGCGGGTTCCACGTTATTATATGCGGCTTCGGCAGCCTCAATCATTTCTGCACTGTCCAGCGTTACGTCGCCGATCTGGTTGATTGCATCAATAGCGTTTTGGACTCCGGCATCTTCAAGAATTTTTTCAGCATTCTCAAGAACAGAATAATTGGAAACAAGGCTTTGTGCTTCATCGCTTGCGCGGATGTAAGACAGGCGCGCAGCCTCCACAAGTTTTTCTGCGTTATCGTCCGTCAGGAGGGCGCTTTCGTCAGGAATAGAAGCTATTGCCTGTTCAACAGGTGCAACCTCGTTTTGGTATAGCTCATCGTATGCGGCGCGGGCATCTGTAAGCCGCTGCGCGTTGCTTACTTCCTTTTGCTCTTCGCCCAAAGCGTTGTAGGCTGCCTCTGCCTGCTCAATAGCACTTTCACTGCTTAATGTGATAGTGCTGTCGATTTCTTTAATAAGCTTTTCCGTGTTCTTGACTTCTTCCGATTTACAACCGGTGGCACCTACACAAATAGCCACGCTCAATGCAATTGCCGCAATATGCTTTTTCTTTAAACGCACAGTTTTTTCCTCCTAATTCTTTTAATCAAGTAGCGAAAGCGGCAACACGCTCTTCAACAGTGGCGCTTTGCAGCAGATTATACAGGTTGATGATATCTGTCATGCCTTGTCGGCTTTCGCTATCGATGATCGTCGTCTGCGTTCTTTGCGTTCCGTTGACCTTTGCGCCATTGAAACGCAGATATGCAGTGTCGGCGCTCAGAATGCGGTTCAGGCAGTCCATATCCTCGTCGTTCCCGCCAAAGGATACGTTTTCGTAAAAGATCTGGTCATCGGGATAATACTCACGCGAAACTTTCTTAAACTTGTAGTTCGTCTGACTGGTATAATTATTGTATTCGCCAATCAGAACATCTACATCGTTCCAGTAAAAATAGCCCTCGGTATCCTGAGATGTGAAGCTCATACCAAACCGGACAGTTTCACCGTTTGAATACACATACGGCATCACGTAGCTTTTGTTATTGTCTGTTTCGTAATTTTCGTAAGCGGATTCAAAAAGCCAGATGCCATCCTCGTATGATACATCAATGTTTGCCAGTGCATCTTTGATAGCCTGCACCTTGTCGGCGCTTACGTCATTCTGCTGCGCAAGCACCGCAAAGGGAACGTCCCCGGCGGGGCTGGCGGCCGGCGCGGGCAACGCTGTACCTGCCATCAGCGCAGCCACAATTGCGCCTGCCACAACAACTTTGCATTTTTCCGCAATTTTCATTCGAAATCCCTCTTTCCTCTTGATTTTCAACGATGACAGTTGTAATATAAAATTGTCAAATACAACAAAAAGGAGTGTTTCTTATGTCTGACGCCAAATTTCTTGCTTACCTGAAAGAGCACCCCGCGCTTTGGGGCATTGTAATGGGCGTTTTGCTAGAACATTCCGAAACCGAAGATGCTGCACAGGCGTCCTGAACCAGCTGCCGCACAAGAAAGGAGACCTTATATGTTTGACTTTTTCAAGAAAAAGAATCCCCCGGCTCCCAAACCGTATGTACCGAGGTGCCTTGTAGGAGCAGAAGGCTTTGGTAAATACCAAATAGAGTTTAACATCTCCGATTCTGACCCCCAAGTTGAAGAAGTTGTGAATAAACTTCTTCAGACCATGGTGGAAATGAAAATTTCCAACGATGTCGCCATGCAGGTTCCGGCAGCTTTGCACACGGCTCTTGCAGAATCGTATGAATGGTGCATTGCCAAGACCATTTACAAGCCACTATCGTACAATGGAAACGATCAGAGCGATGAAGGAGACGATAAAGGCGAGGACTGACATTGTATTTGCAAAGTGCATCTCGCTTTTACGTCGGTCGATATAGCGCAAATACAGTTCTCCGTCCGTGGTGATTTGATACGCATGCCCGGGTATCTGCATTTTAGCTGAATTAACTACAGGCTTTACAAGCTTTTTCTCGCACAGTGTTTTTACTCTTTCTGTCCATTCGGAGGTACAATCCACCGGTCCTTGTGCTATAACGCGCAGCGCGTTTAGATCCTCGGTGGACAGCACCAGCTGCTCAAAATCCATTGTGGTCACTCTTCCTTTGCTTTTCCGTTTTCCAGCACGGCCAGCGCGGCGGCTTTTGCGGCTGCGCGCGCTTCCGGCGTTGCATTTTTATAGGCTGCTTCTACATCAGCCCATTCCCATTTGAGCCCGCCCATCCCGGCGGGCTCTTTTTTTGTGCCCATAAGCTCTTCAACGGTAATACCAAAGTAGTCTGCAATCTTTTTGCGGCTTGCCACCCTAGGAAGTGAACCGTTTTTCCAACTGGTGACCGCAGACTTATTAAATCCAAGTTCTTCCGCCACATACGATGGATACTTTTCGATTTTCTCACACTCTCGCACGAAATTTTCCCAGAACAAAATTGTCACCTCCTTTTTGTTAATTTTGCCGAAAATCAAACTGTATGCAAATAATACCTTTACAGTTGGATGCAGTTGGATTATAATAAAACCATACCGAGCGGCTGAACCGAGGTCCCCATACTCTCCGATCGCTGCCGGTACTTCACAGGGCTGCCACGCAGCAAGGTGTCTATAGTCCAGGGGTTCTTCCCCCACACCGTCCTGTTGATCAGGTGCTTATGCGCGGGCACCGGGTGCAAGAAGCAGAGGGTCGCGCGTACCTTCCGATCTGCTTTCTGCCCTAAACCCAAAAATGTTGCCAAGAGTAAAAATGATAACCGCAATATCATTTTACACCATCTCGTATGGCTTGGCAATGTTTTTATAGTGATATTTTGAAATGATTTTCAACTATGGAGGTGGAAAAACTTGCCGACCATTGAATGGAAAGCCGAAGTGGCCAAGCGCAAAAAGATGCTTGGCTGGGGCAACCGTGAACTGGCCTTGCACGCGGGCTTATCCAAAGGCGTTGTGGACAAGTACATATCCGGGCACTACCCCAACGAAACGCCCAGAGAACTGATCGAGACTGCTTTGGGAATGAGGTGACGCAGATGTTTCTGGCTTGTCTGATGTGCTTTATGGCAGGCTGCTGCCTGATGGCGCTTTTGTTTATCTGCGCCACAAAGCCGCCCCGCAAAATGCTGGGGGTCTGGCTGGCGTATTTTGGCTTGATCATGGTGCTTTCGTGGCGCATAGGAGGTTTGATGGTATGAGAAGTTGTGCATTTATTTTGGCTGATCTGATGGTCGCCTTTGGCCGCGACCCCTACCACGCAGCCTGCACCGAGATGTGGCTGATGGTGATGATCATCGCGCCGGCGCTGGTGCTTGCCCCTTACCTGCTGTGCTGCTGGGACGAGTACATGCGTGCCGAGAACGCCCGGAGAAGGGCGGCACGGAAGCGGAGAATGGAAAGGTGCGCAAAATAAAATGTATATCATGAATCAAAAACGCGATATCATCGTGAACTTTTCCCAATGTGCGGAAATCTTTATCAATTCAGACTCGTGCATTAAAGCCCGGCCTTCCGGCATTGACAATGTTTATTTTTTAGGGACTTACCCCACCAAGGAAGTAGCGCAGGCGGTTTTGAACGACTTGTTTGTACACGCACGGGCAGACAAGACTTATTACATGCCGGATGACGACCGGGCTTTGATTATTGCACGAGCGACAATCTGTGACAGTCCAGATAAATTTTCCTCGAACGGAAAGAAAACTGTTCGTCGAGGTGGCTCATGATTTTGCCTATTCTGAACGAAGAGATTCGTGTTGGTGATGTATTTGAATGCTTGGTCGATAAATCCGTTTTAGAGGTTTGCGAGATCAAGCCAAAAGGCCGATTTTTTCGCCGAGATGGTAGTTTTTATGAGAGAAAAGAACCTCTTGTGATTTTAAAAGACCGAAAAAGCGAGAAAATATTTGAAACCAACTTGATAACGGTTCAAACGCTTTTAATGCAGAGGATTTCCAAATGAATGAGGTTACTTTTGCACTTCAGCGTAAAGCCAGAGAGCGGATGAAGTGCATTCTGATGCAAGACATTTTGCAAGATTTGACCATTTGTAAACTTGAAGGTTGGTCATGCCTCGAGTATCTAAACGAACTCAAGCAAATCATTGATGGTTTTTTACCAAAATAAGTTACAGGAGGCTGTCATGGAAAATCCTGCTCACCGCTGTGAAGAGTGCGGCGCGGCGCTGCCGGAAGACACCAGTAGTCGAAGACGGTACTGCGATGCCTGCCGCAAGCTTCGCAGAAAAGAGATCAATCACAACTACCAGAAAAAGCACATCCTCGGGGAAAGCCCAAAGCCGTCCGTTGTACGTTATTGCACCGTGTGCGGCAAGCCGCTACCTGCGGATGCTGCGCCGAACCGGAGGTACTGCATTCCCTGCGGCGAGAAGATACATCTGGAAGCTGCGCGGGAACGTGCCCGGCGGGCACG